GATCTGCGGCGGCCTGAAATCTGGGGGCAGCCGATCTGGTCGCACCTGTGGCGGTCGGTCACGGCGGCTGACGGCGCGGCGGAAGTGATCGCGGCGCTTATGGCCGAGGCCAAGATTGACGTTGTGTCAATTCCAGGCCTGACAGACATGCTGATGACGCCGCAGGGCGAAGAAGCCATGATGCGGCGCTGGAACGCGGTGGCCCTACTGAAACGCGTGGGCAACGTCCTGCTGATCGACGGCGGGCCAGAGCGCGAGGGCACCAAGGCCGAGGAATGGGACCAGAAGCAAGTGTCGTGGGGCGGCCTGCCTGAGACGGCGCGGACCCTTCTAACCGTGATGGCAGGCGCGGCTGACATCCCTGTGACGCGGTTGACAGGTGAGCAACAGACCGGCCTGTCAGGGTCGGACGCTGGCAGCCTGCGGAATTACTATGATCAGGTCGCCGCGCGGCAGAAATTGGACATTGAGCCCGCGATTGCGCCGCTTGATGAAATCCTGATCCGGTCGGCGCTGGGGTCGCGCGATCCTGATGTGTGGTATCAGTGGCGCCCTCTCTGGCAGATGGATGCCAAGCAATTGGCGGAGATTGATAAGCTGGAAGCCGAGGTTGCGGCGATCTATGCGCGCGATGCTCTGGTGCCGGTTTCGGCTCTGGAAACGGCTGTGCAGAACCGCATGATCGAGAGCGGCAGGTGGCCGGGGCTGCAACAGGCGATTGAGGATGCGCCGGACGATGAAGATATCCCGGACGATCCTGAGGATGTGGGTATGCCCGGTGATGATACTGTTGATGGTGGCGCTGGTCAGGAATGAAAATCCCGCTGCGCCAGATGGTCAAGGCCAGGAACCCGCGTTTGCGGGTGCTGCGGTTGCGGCCTATCGAGCCGACGCAATCCATGGAAAAAGAGCTATACCTGATCCACAAGTGGGTGGTGGACGAATGGCGCGCGTTCATCAGAGATACGCTGGCTCCTGCATACGAGCGGCCAGCGCCATTCGTGGCCGACGCTGACGGCGCGCAAATCCAATGGCTGATTGATCAGAAGAACGCAGACATAAACCGGCGCATGGTCTACCAGACCGACAAGCTGGGCCGGTGGGTGACGCGCCTAGGCCAATGGCACGGGCGCAAGACCATCAGCGCGGCTGAGAGCGTAACCGGGATTGCGATTGAGCCATTCATTCGGCTTGGCGATATTCGTCCGCAGCTTGAAGCGGCAATACGCGAGAATGTTGACCTGATCAGCAATCTGAATGCAGATGCGAAGAACAGGGTAGAGCAAGTCATATTCGAGAGCTTCGCATTGCGCCGCACCAAGCGCGAGACGGTCAAGGCGCTGGCAAAAGCCATGGGCATTACGCAGCGGCGAGCGCAACGGATCGCGACGGACCAGACGCACAAGTTGAGCAGTTTGCTAACCCAGATCAGGCAGCAGCAGATGGGCTTTGAAAGCTACGTATGGCGCACACGGCTTGACGATAGGGTTCGCAACCTGCACCGTGTGCGAGAGGGCAAGGTGTTTCGCTGGGACAAGCCGCCGATTGACGGTCATCCGGGATATCCGATTATGTGCCGATGCGTGGCCGAGGGATACCTAGATCTGGACGGAGACTGATCATGGCATTCAAGACGACTGTTGGCATGGCTGCGCATTTGAAGCGCCTGCGCGAAATTCAGGATATCGAGGCGCCTACCCAGCAGACATTGCTTGAGGCCGGTGAGCTTGTGCGCCAAGAGGCAATGCGGTCAATTCGTGAGGGCACCATTCGCGGGCCTGGGCATATACCGTCATTGCCGGGTGAGCCGCCCAATGGCAATACCGGGCGACTGGAAACAAGTATTGAGGTGCAGTTGCGCGCGTCAGAAAAGACGGTGAACGTGATTGCATCTGCCCCGTATAGCGCCGCTCTTGAATTCGGAACAGCGCGTATCGCCGCGCGTCCATTCCTGCGGCCTGCCCTGCAAAAGCATCGCAGCAGGCTGGTAACTGCCATGGCGGCTGTGGCGAGCGGGGAAAAAGCCGTTCGGGTATTCAAGAACAGCACGCGCAGCATTGACGCGGCCAATGTCATTACTGGGAGGGGGTGACAATGGCGCAGATGGTGACGGTAAAGTGTATGGCAGACCCGGCTGGGCACATGGACGTATTGCGGGATGGCTTATCCCGGATGTCTGACGATGATCAGGACAGGTTTGTTCTAGAATGGCGCGCCATGGAACGCGCCGGTGCGGTTGCAATCGAGACGATCACGCACGAAGATCCTCTGCGGATTTATGCTGTGCTTAGCGATGACTTTCTTCGGCACATGCGCGCCTATGGCATGGCGGTTTAACTTGGGGGGTGACAATGCCTGCCGCTTGCGATACAATCGCGCATGAATATCTGCGAGGCGATGAATGACCATCCTGCATGACGCGGTGGAAATCAGCGGAACCCGGCGCACTGCGGACGGGTATTTGGTCGCAGATGCCCGCGTGGCGCGGACTGGCATTCAGACCTATGCTGGCTTTGAGGTTGACCCGGACGGATCGCTTGGATTGCGTGACAAGGCCACTGTGCGCGTGTATCGACCTGATGATGAAGTGTTCGCAGATGCGGCTATGCGGTCCTATGCCTATCGCCCTGTGACCAATGATCACCCGAGCGAGGCGGTGACGGCTGACAATTGGCGCGACGTGTCGGTCGGGCAGACGGGAGGCGAGGTCGCCCGCGATGGCGACTGGATCAGGGTGCCCATGGTGCTTATGGACGCCGCAGCGATCCGCGAGGTTGAAGGCGGCAAGCGCCAACTGTCCATGGGCTATACCTGCACATTGGACGCCACATCCGGCACGACGCCGGATGGCCAGCAATACGACGCAATCCAGCGTGGGTTGCGCATGAACCACCTCGCGGTCGTCACCGCCGCGCGGGCTGGGGCAGATGCCCGCATCGGTGACGGCAAATCAAAGGGGGACGATATGTCCGATCTGAAAACCATCGTCCTTGGGGACAAGGCCGTCCAAGTCGCCGTGGGCGACGTTGCCGCAATCGAGGCGTTCAAGGCTGATGCCGCGCGCAAGCTGGCCGATGCCGAGACCGCTCACCAAGCCGCACTTGCGGCCAAGGACGCCGAACTGGCCAAGAAGGATGCCGAGATCGACGGGCTGAAAGCCAGGGTGCTGACCGGCGACGCGCTGGACAAGGCTGTTGCGGCCCGCGCCGATCTGCTGGATGCGGTCAAGCGTATCGCGCCGGAAGTCAAGACGGCTGGCCTGTCGGATGCGGCGATCCGCAAGGCGGTTGTGGTCGCCAAGTTCGGTGACGCCATGGCGACCAAGCCGGAAGCATACATCGACGCGCGGTTTGACATGCTGGCCGAAGATGCTGCAGAGACCGGCGCCGTTGCCGGTGCGCTGGCTTCGCGTCCCGCTGCGGTTGGTGACGCCGCTGCCTATCAGAAGGCGCTTGCCGACAGCATCACCAACCTGAACGCGCACCGCTACGCGAAGAACTGAACCACGGCGCCGCGATGGCGCCGCCTGTCCTGAATGGAGGCCGCAATGGCACTGTTTACCTTCAAAGAGGCCCCCGTTGCCTACATGAACGGGCGGCGCGTCAACGCCGAAGAATGGAACGGGATCACCCGAACCAAGGAAGGCTCGGGCACTCTGGCGTTCGGCGTTCCGGTGAAGGCCGGTTCCGGCGCGCATACCTGCACCATCATCACTGATGCCGGTGAGAATGTGCTGGGCGTAACCGAAGCCTCGCAAGTCCTGCCGCACACGGGCGACAGCTATGCGCAATACGACAACGTGGCGATCTGCACCGCTGGCGTGATTGGCGTGATCGTGGGTGACAGCGTGGTTGCCGGGGCGCAAGCGCGCTTCAACCTGTCCACCGGCAAGTGGACGGATGCGGCGGCTTCCGCGACGATCCAGACCATTCCGGGCTGCACGTTCGATGAGGCTGGCGCGGCTGATGCGGTTGTGCCGCTGCGTGTTCGGCTGCCCAACCCGGCCTTGACGGCTGAGACCTGATAACCGCCGGGGCGTGATAGCCCCGGCTTTCCTTTGGCCCGCTGGATTGCGCGCCCTGCCCTTAGATGGAGCTTCACCATGAACCAGACGGTTCTTACCACCCGAGACGCCGCCGCTCTGGCTTTTGTGCAGGGCCAAGCCTACCGCGTCAATGCGCAGGTGATCGCGCAGCCCTATCCGCAATGGATGTTCAACGAGCTTGTGTTCGTCGAGACGACCGGGAACCCGTGGGCGCCGGGCGTGATGACCTACACCAGCGACTGGTCGGGCGCTGCGAAGTTCGTGAGCGGCTATGCGAAAGACATGCCGTTCGCTGACGTGTCGCAGGAAATGCAACTGAAATCGTTCCACCTCGCCGGGATCGGCTATCAGTGGAATATCGAAGAGGTGAACACCGCCCTGAACATGGTAGGTGGCACCCTGCAAGCCCGCCGCGCCGAAGCCGCCCGCATGACCTATCAGAAATTCATGTGGGACACGACAGGCTGAAAAGGGGATGCAGGGGCTGACCAACTACACCGGCGTTCCGGCTGTGGCTGCGACGGCTGACGGGTCCGGTTCGTCGCCCTACTGGGTCAATGCGTCCGGTGTCGGCACCAAGACGCCGGAGCAGATCGTGCGCGACTTCAACCAGGCTCTGGCCGGGGTGGACAGCGCAACGTTCGGTTCGGTGCTGGCCAACAAGGTGCTTCTGCCGGAAGATGCCTATCTCTACATCGCCAGCACCCCGTATTCGGCGGTTGCGACGGAGACCATTCTTGGCTTCCTGCTGCGGAACAACCTCTACACGCTGAAAACGGGCCAGCCCCTGATGATCCGCAGCCTGCGGGAACTGAACACCGCTGCGACCACTGGAGCGGTGTCGGGCGATGGCCGGATGGTGGCCTACTATGACGATCCGTCGATGGTGAAGCTGCATCTTCCGATGCCGCACCAGTTCCTGCCGGTGATGCAGGGCGGCTGGGCGAACTTCGTCATTCCGGGGATCTTCCGCACGGGCGGTCTGGAAATGCTGGCGCCTACGACTGCCTACTATCTGGACGGCGTGTCGGAAGCCTGATGATATTGGCGGGGGCAGAAATGCCACCGCTGCACCACACAGGGGGCTGGAATGGCTGTAACCTTTACCAACACGTCCAGTGCCGCCTTGGGGCTGTGGGACACTGCCGGGGATTATCGCATTGCCGGGGCAATGGGTGGCAGCGTGACGCTGGACCCGACATTCCAGTCAGCCAGCATCATTCGCATCTATGAGGCTCTGGGCAAGGGATCATCGGTCGAAACCTATGCGCCTGATGC